TATGAAAAAACAAAAACAACAAATAGACTACGGCATGTACGCAGAAAATATTAATGATGTCCTGTATTATAATGCTCCGGACTATCAGTTTACTTTAGCTGATGAGAAGTATCATAACTACGCTACACTAGTGGTTGGCAGTAATCATTTAAGGATAACTAAAAATGATACTGGATTATCTACTAAAGATTTAAAAGAACATATCATCAATGAGTGGTTTGCCGAAGAGAACGAAATGACTAGGCAAAAAAATAATGCAAAGCGAAAAGAAAAAAGACTTGCAAAATAAATTTACTTGTGATATAATATATCAAGTTTTAAACAATGAATACATTACAGAGAGGAAATATTATGTATGAATATATAGAAGGAAAGGCGATGTGGGCTAATGTTAGTACCCCTAACACTAGATTCGGAGACCCTAAATATCAGATAACAGTTTTGACTGACTCTGATACCGCTTCTAAATTAGAAGCACAAGGACTATCTCAAGTCAGAGATAGAACTGGACAACCTAAATATGATGAACCTGCTTTTTCATTTAGTAGAAAAGTACAAGTAGGTACACGTGTTAATGAAGCACCTAAGTTAGTTGATGCAGACAACAAACCATTAGATGTATTGGTAGGTAATGGTTCATTAGTTAAGGTTAAAATTAAACCATATCAAAATAACTATGGTACATTTGCTGAATTAATAGCAGTAAAAGTAAATGAGTTAGTTGAGTATTCAGAACCTGATTCTGAGAATGAAGAATTTTAGTATGATTATTTCAATTAAAAATGAAGAAGGCGAAGTATCTTATGACATTAATAATATAAAAGATACAGCTAGACAAGGAGAAGCTAGAGTTATCATTCAAAAGGTAGGAACTTTAGAAGTGATTAACGAAGCTTTAAGTTTTACTATTGCTACACACAGAGCAAACTTAGAAAAACTTTTACTTGATTCCGAAGAAGCTAAAATAATTCCAGAGGAATCTGAAGAAAAAGATATTAAACAATAACAAAAACGTGAGGGCAAACATGACAACTACTTGGGATAAAGTGCATCAACCCTGTCCTTTATGTGGCAGTAGCGATGCAGTAGGTGTAAACGAAGATGGTTCAGCTAAATGTTTTAGTTGCGATTCTTTTATGCCCAACTATAATGAATTATGTGAGGGAAAAAATATGGAGGTAAAACCGCAAACAACTAAGCAGCCAGATAGTATTGAGGTAGGTTCTTTTTCTGCTTTAACAGACAGAAAAATAAGTAAGGACACTGCTCAAAAATATGGAGTAAAAGTTGTCCACGACTTGCAAGGTAATGTTATTAAACATATGTATCCGTTTTATAACGGACATGAGATTTCAGCTACCAAGACTAGAAATGTTAGAGAGAAACAATTTTTCTGGCAAGGAACTAAATCTGATACCGGATTGTTTGGTCAACAACTTTTTAAGAGTGGCAAATACATTACCATTACTGAAGGTGAATGTGATGCCATGTCTGCCTATGAGTTACTTGGTAGCAAGTGGGCAGTAGTATCTATTAAAAGTGGAGCAGCCGGTGCAGTTAAAGATGTAAAAGAAAATTTAGATTTCTTTGACGACTTTGATAATGTTATTATTGCTTTTGACAATGACAAAGCCGGTAAGGAAGCTTCAAAGAAAGTAGCTAGACTATTTAAACCTAGTAAAGCTAAGATACTAACACTACCTAATGGTTGGAAAGACCCTAACGATATGCTTAGAAATAATAAGCATAAAGAGTTTGTTGAATCTTGGTGGGCATCGAAAGTCTATACTCCGTCTGGAGTTATAAATGTTTCTGAACAAAGGGATAAATTTCACAATAGAGAAAAGAAAGAGAGTATTCCTTTTCCTTGGGAAGGTTTAAATGATAAGTTATATGGATTAAGACAAGGCGAGTTAGTTACTTTAACAGGTGGTACAGGACTTGGTAAGTCTTCAGTCACTAGAGAACTTGAGCATCATCTTATTAAAAGCACCACAGACAATGTAGGAGTAATTGCACTTGAGGAAGATTGGCGAAGAACGATTGATGGTATTTTATCTATTGAAGCTAATGCTAGACTTTATATAGACCAAGAACGAGAAAAGTTTAGTAAAGAAGAGTTAGATAAATTCTTTGATATACTTTATGATGGTGAAAATAAAAATAGAGTATGGGTTCATGCTCATTTTGGAACGAATGATATAGACGATATATTTTCTAAGTTAAGGTATATGATTATTGGTTGTGAATGTAAATGGGTAGTTGTGGACCACTTGCACATGTTGGTTAGTGCTGTATCGGAAGGTGATGAAAGACGAGCCATAGATACTATCATGACTAGGCTAAGAAGTTTAGTAGAAGAAACTGGTGCAGGAATAGTACTTGTGTCACACTTGAGAAGAGTTGACGGTAACAAAGGACATGAGAATGGTGTTGAAGTATCACTCTCACATTTAAGAGGTTCAAATAGTATTGGACAACTATCTGATTGTGTGATAGCATTAGAAAGAAATCAACAGTCAGATGACATAGATGAAGCTAGAACTACTAGGGTACGAGTATTAAAATCTAGATACACTGGAGATGTAGGACTAGCAACTCATTTATTATATGATGGTGAGACTGGTAGATTATCAGAGATAGATACTTCTGATATTAAAGTTGATTTAAATGACGAAGGATTTTAAAAATGGATTTAGTATTTGACATAGAGACAGACGATTTAAAAGCCACAAAAGTTTGGTGTATTGTTGCTCAAGATGTAGATACTCAAGAAATATTTAAATATCCACCAGATAAGTTAGACGAAGGAGTAAAACTTTTACAGTCTGCTAATAAATTAATTGGTCATAATATTATTGGTTTTGATATTCCTATGATACAAAAGTTTTTTGATGTTAATTTATTTAAAGACAAAGAAATATTAGATACCTTAGTATTATCAAGGTTACTTAATCCTACTCGTGAAGGCGGACATTCGTTAGAAAAGTGGGGATTTAAATTAGGTTTTAACAAGATTGACTTTGAAGAATACGAAAACTATTCTGTAGATATGTTGAATTACTGTGTCAGAGATGTACAGTTAAATACTAAAGTTTTTTACCAACTTAAAAAAGAAGCTAAAGGATTCTCAAAAGAATCAGTTAAGTTAGAACATGATGTAGCCCATGTTGTAAAACAACAAGAAATAAATGGATTTAAATTTGATATAAAATCTGCACAATTATTATTGGCAGAGTTGAGAGAAAAGAAACAAAGTATTGAAGACGAAGTTCATACTACATTTAAACCTAAATGGGTGGATGATAAATTAGTTACTCCTTACGTTAAAAAAGACGGAGAGTTATCTAAAAGAGGGTTGACTGAGGATGAATACGAAAGATGTTTAACTACTAAAGACTATAAACCATTTATGAGAAAAACTTTACAGGAGTTTAATCTTGGTAGTAGGAAACAGATTGGTGAATATCTTACGGACTTTGGTTGGAAACCTGATAGGTTTACTCCAACTGGACAACCTATTGTAGATGAAAAAACATTATCTGAAATAACTCACATTCACGAAGCAAACTTGATTGCTAAGTTCCTTTTACTACAAAAAAGAATTGCTCAAGTTGAATCATGGGTTGAGGCAGTTGAGGAGGATGAACGAGTACATGGTTTTGTCATACCTAATGGTGCAATCACTGGTCGTATGACTCACAGAAATCCTAACATGGCACAAGTACCTAGTGTTAATAGTGAATATGGTAGCGAGTGTCGTGCTTGTTGGACAGTAGAGGATGGCTATAAGCTAGTAGGTGTCGATGCTAGTGGACTAGAAATTAGAATGTTGGCACACTATATGAATGACGAGGAGTTTATTAATGAAATCATTAACGGAGACATACACACCTTTAATCAAAAACTTGCACGACTTGAATCTAGAAATCAGGCAAAGACTTTCATCTATGCCCTCATGTACGGAGCAGGAGATGAAAAACTTGGGAAAGTGGTTGGCGGAAATAGTGCAGATGGAAAAAGAGCTAGGCAACATTTCTTTAGTAATAAGCCATCATTTAAATCTCTTACAACAAGAGTACAAAGAGCAGCTAATAAAAAATTCCTTAAAGGATTAGACGGAAGAAAATTATATATTAGAAATAATCATGCTGCTTTGAATACCTTGTTACAAGGAGCAGGTGCTATTATAATGAAAAAAGCATTGACAGATTTAGATACTAAATATAAACTTAATGCTATTAACTATAAATTTGTAGCAAATATACATGATGAATGGCAGATTGAAGTGATAGAAAAACAATCAGAATGTGCAGGAATGATGGCAGTAGAAGCGATACAAAAAGCAGGAGAGTATTTTAATTTGCGTTGCCCTTTAGATGGCGAATACAAAATTGGAGGTAACTGGAGTGAAACCCACTAAAAAAGATAGAAAAAAGTTTGACATAGATTTAAAATATGGTACAATACGAGAAGAAAAAATAGCAAAGATGCTAACTAATAAAAAGATAGAAGTAAAATCTGAAAGGGACATGTGGATGAAGACTGGTAATATTTGTATTGAGTATGAAAGTTGGAACAAACCTTCGGGAATAAAGGCTACTGAATCTGATTATTGGTTCCATAATCTATGCATTGGAGATAATGAATATTGTACTTTAGTTTTTAAAACAGATGTATTAAGAACTATAGTAAATAATCTTGATTATTTTAAAACAGTTTCAGGTGGAGATAACAAAGCTAGTAAGATGTACCTAGTTAACTTGCAAAAGTTATTTTCAAAAGATGTAATTAAAGCGTTTAAAGAATATGATAAAAAATCTAAATGACCAGTACAGTAAATTTAAATCAGAGTCTGGTCACTGGTATACTCAAGAAGGCGAACCAATGTATACTATCATTGGTGCTAATGGTAAAGAAAGAAATACAACTTTAAGAGACGCTAAAAATTTAGGTTTAGTTCCATCAGTTACAACTATACTAGGAATGATAGCTAAACCATCTTTAGAAAATTGGAAGATAGACCAAGCTATAAATTCTGCTTTAACTTTAACTAAAGACGATTTAGAATCTACAGAAGAATTTCTTTATAGATGTAAAGAACATTCAAAAGAGATTGGTAAGAATGCTGCTAAGAAAGGAACTGAAATACATGCTAAAATAGAAAAAGGTTTTTTAGGAAAATCTAAAAATAAAATATACAACAAGATAAAAGATTATTTAGATGAAACATTTCCTAAAGAAAAATGGATTGCTGAAGATTCTTTTTGTGCTGAACTTGGGTATGGTGGTAAAATAGATTTGTATTCTAAGTCAGGTATTTTTATAGACTTTAAAACTAAAGATAATTTAAAAGGCAAAGACCCCGCAAGATTAGTTTATGATGAACACGGTATGCAACTTTCAGCTTATGCTCAAGGTTGTAATTATAAGAATCCAGAAAGAGTTTCTATATTTGTGGATAGAAAAAATCCAGAACTAATATCTTGTCATATATGGGAAAAAGAATCACATAAAAAACATATTAATATGTTTAACAGTATTCTAACTTATTGGAAGTTAGTTAAAAATTATGACCCTTCTTTATTTGAGTAAAGTATTATGAACGGAAAAAAAGCTAAGAAACTTAGAAAAAAATCTAAACAGTTAATGGTTGAATGGTTAAGAAGTATGACCCCAGAGGGAGAAGATAGAGATAAAATAAATATAAAAAACTTACATGAATTTTTACCAGACCAAACACACATATTTGCTAACAATAAATTTATGATTAGTGCCTATACTTTACGTTGGTTTTATAAACATGTAAAGAAAAATCCTGATATTAAACTAGAGGAGTTAATAAATGAAATATAGAACAGTAGGAGACCTTATCAATAATCCAGAACATTATAATCAAGGAGATATAGAATGCATTGATGCTATCAAAGCTATGTTGGACCATGATGAATTTGTTGGGTACTTACGAGGTAACTCGCTTAAATATCGTTGGCGATTTAAATATAAGAATGGTATTGAAGATTTACAAAAAGCTGAGTGGTATGAAAAAAAATTATTGCAAGTATTAGTAACAGAACAATTTAAAGAGATTGACTGATGGAAGATAAAATAGGTAAAAAACCTTACTTAGGTATTGTTATAGATTATGATAAAGAAAAAAATCTAGATAAGTTTAGTTTAGATACATTAAAAGATAGATATTTTTGGGAGGATGAAACACATGCACAAGAATCTTTTGCTAGGGCTGCAGTATTTGCAGCTACTTACAAACAAACTACTGACTTCGGACTTGCTCAAAGGCTTTATAACTACTGTTCCGATGGTTGGTTCATGTTTAGCACTCCTATACTTAGTAACGGGGGAACCACTCGTGGGCTACCTATTAGCTGTTTCCTCAATTACGTACCTGACAGTCGCACTGGTTTATCTGCTCACTATGACGAGAATATATGGTTGGCAAGTTCTGGTGGAGGCATTGGTGGATATTGGGGAGATATTAGGAGTAACGGTATTTCTACTTCTTCAGGCAGTCGTTCTACTGGTACAATTCCATTCATCCATGTAGTAGATTCACAAATGTTAGCCTTTAATCAAGGTGTCACTAGACGAGGTAGCTATGCTGCTTATATGGATATATCACATCCGGAGATTGAAGAGTTTATAAACATGAGAAAAGAATCCGGTGGAGATATAAATAGAAAGAATTTAAATTTACATAATGGTATAAACATCACTAATGATTTTCTAAATGCAGTAGAAGAAGATGCTGACTTTAGATTGATAGACCCTAAAACGAATGAAGCTTGTAAAACAGTCAATGCTCGTTCTTTATGGTGGCAGATATTAAATGCTAGAGCTGAGACAGGTGAACCTTACATGATTAATATAGACACTTGTAATGAAGCATTACCGCAAGGACAAAAAGATTTAGGATTACAAATTAAACAAAGTAATCTTTGTTCCGAAATAACTCTAGTAACTAATGAAGAACGTACTGCTGTATGTTGTTTATCTAGTGTTAATCTAGAACACTATGATATATGGTCAGAGGAACCATTATTTATTTCTGATTTAATAACTATGTTAGATAATGTTTTACAACATTTTATTGACAATGCTATTGACACAGAACAACTTGGAGAGTATAATGCTAATTATAAAAGATTTATTAAATACATTAAAGAAGGTAAAGAAGGATTTGCAAAAGCAGCTTACTCAGCTTATCGTGAAAGGTCTCTTGGTCTTGGAGCAATGGGTTTTCATGCTTATTTACAAAGTAAAGGCATACCTTTTGAAGGACTCCAAGCTACGGGATTTAATTATCAAGCATTTAAATATATTAAAAAGAAAGCTACTAAAGCTAGTGAGGAACTTGCTGATATTCGTGGTGAAGCACCTGATGTATCTGGTTCTGGGATGCGTAATGCTCATCTCCTTGCCGTTGCTCCTAATGCTAGTAGCAGCATTATATGTTCTGGCACATCTCCCTCAATAGAACCTTATAGGGCAAATGTCTTTACTCATAAAACTTTATCAGGCAGTTATCAAGTAAAAAATAAATACTTGGAAAAAGTTTTAAGAAGTAAAGGATTAAAAGGAGAGGAACTTGATAAGATTTGGAAAGACATTGCTAGTAATGAAGGTTCAGTAAAGAACATAGATATTTTAAATGAAGAAGAAAAAGAATTATTTAAAACAGCAAACGAAATAAATCAGATTTGGTTAGTGGAACATGCTTATAAAAGACAAGAGTTTATTTGTCAAGCTCAGTCAGTAAATTTATTTTTCACTTTACCAAGTGCTACCGAGAGCCAAGAAGTACATGATACTTACATGCAATACGTTAGTGATGTTCATTGGTATGGTATGCACAAACTTAAATCTCTATATTATTTTAGAACAAATGCAGCTAGAAATGTAGAGAATGTTAACACTAAAATTCCACGAATTAATTTAGAAGATGTGGAATGTATCTCATGCGAGGGATGATATGAAAGAAATAATTTTTCCAATATTACTTGGAATTGTAGGAATTATAGCTATAATTGCATTTGCTTATGAATCAACACCATACAAAGGTTATGATGATGTTCATTCTTGTTTTGGTGAATGTTACGAAGAGTATACATTAAAACATGGAACATTCTTAGAGCAACTAGAAATGAAACGAGTAGCTATGTTAGAAGCTGACCCAGCTGAAATGGGTAGTAAAGTTTATGTGAATTGTGCTATGTGTCACGGTCAAGCTGGAGAAGGAGGTATTGGACCAAAGCTTGTTGGCAGTACTTCTATTGTAGAAATGCTAATGCAATATAAAAACGGAGAGACTAGAGGTGAGCAGTCTGCCTTGATGTGGGGTCAGGCTGCTAATCTTTCTACTGAAGACATGGAAAATTTACAAGCTTACATCAATACTTTTAAATAACAGGAGAAAAACATTATGACTAAATATTCGGGAGCTTTATTGTTCAAAGCTTTAGAAACAAAATATACTGCTGACAAGGCAGAAGCAAAAGCTAATCTTGAAATATATTTTAGTAATAGAGTTGGAGTCGCTGAACATCCAAATGTTGTGGAGTCAATGGACAAACTTATGGAACAGTATGTTACCGCTGATGAAAAGTTAACTATGTTAAAAGAGGATTTTTAAATGAGCTTATTAAAAACTAGAGACCACTACAAACCATTTGATTACCCATGGATGTATGATTATTATAAGTTACAAAACCAAATGCACTGGATGCCGGAGTCCGTGCCTTTACATACAGATGTTAAAGACTGGCAAGATGTATCAGAAAAAGAAAGACATTTACTAACTCAGATATTTAGATTGTTTACTCAATCAGATGTAGATGTTGGTGCAGGATATATAGATAAGTACATGCCTATCTTTAAAAAACCAGAGGCACGAATGATGATGTCTTCGTTTGCTAATATGGAATCAATCCATCAAGATGCTTATAGTTTATTGTTAGATACGGTAGGTATGCCTGAGATTGAATACAAAGCTTTTGCTGAGTATGAAGAGATGTCTGATAAACATGATTATGTTGGAGACTTTAAACCTAAAAAATCTAATAAGAAAACTATAGCTAAAACTTTGGCAGTCTATTCAGCTTTTACTGAAGGACTACAACTGTTTAGTAGTTTTGCAATTTTGTTAAACTTTCCAAGGTTCGGTAAAATGAAAGGCATGGGTCAGATAGTTACCTATTCTATCAGAGATGAGTCAATGCATGTTGAAGCAATGACTAAATTATTTAGAGAGTTTATTCAAGAGAACTTAGATATTTGGACAGATGATTTTAAAAAAGAACTGTACGATATTTGTAGAGAAATGGTCGAGCTTGAAGATAAGTTTTTAGATTTAGTATTTAGTATGGGAGACATACAAGGTTTAACTAAAAAAGATATGTATGCTTACAACAGATACATAGCAGATAGAAGATTGTTACAGTTAGGATTAAAAACTAACTTTGACCAAAGAGAAAACCCTTTACCTTGGTTAGATGAGGTCATGGGAGTAGAACACCAAAACTTTTTTGAAGGTCGTGCTACTTCTTACATGAAAGCTGGATTGAGAGGAAGACAAGACCAAGTACAATTTGCATCATTGGAGGATGAAAGTGTCTAAAAAAAAAGAAGCAAACTTAATAAGTTTTAAAGTAGTGTTGACAAGTAACAATCAAATTGTTACGGAGTTTAGCATGTTGCCTGAAGAAGATATTGATAAAGTTTTTAAGGTACATCATGAGAATGAAACAGTTAGAACTATCCTAAAGGCAGGGCGAAAAAAACTCGCCACCTTGCATGATTATTTTCAGAGTGAGCTAAATATTAAATAGCTATATTGCAGTGACACTAACATAAACTATACTGGCTGTTACCCAGAATAACACACATAATACACATACTTCTCCTTTTTTCACTAACTACCTCCATAGTTTTATTTAAATTATAATTTATTAAATTCATTTTATTTTTCTCTTGATACTTGTCTAACTTTTTCTAGAGTTCTCATTCCACCAAGACCTAATAAACCTAGTAAAATAGTTAACAGACTATTCATATCAAAGTCTGGTAAAACTATTTCAATACCCCCAACTGATATAGCAAATACTAATATTGGTTGTAGTATAAAATGATAGGCAAGAGCTGATGCACATACCCAACCAACAAAAGGTCGCCATCCTGCAACAAACATAGATTTATGGGCTGCTTCAACTTTATTAACTTCAAGTTGAGCCATGTTTGCTCTGTGCAATTCTGTTTTTAACTCGTGTTCTAGTTTAGCTCTTAAATCTTTATCAGCTACAAATTTACCTAAAACTTTATCAGCAACTCCAATTACTGATTCTGTTATTGAATTAACCATAATTATTTCTCCGGTTCAAAATGTAAACTTTGGTTTAGTATATTTTTAAGTGAATCTAGTAATGATTCAGGTATTTCTTCTATCTCTAATAGTTGACGAGGACTTAACTGTATCATATACAAATCCATTAAATCTTCGTAGATAGTTCTAAATTCTTCTCGTTTTACCCAAGGCATATTATTACGAGTACGTGCTTTACAGTCTATCCTGTAAGCTTCATCTAAATCTTTTTCTCTATACAATATCATTAATAACTCCAGATACGAGGCGATGGTCTAGAAATATCCATGTCTAAATGAATAAATCTAGAATTGTAATCTCCTTTTTGTGCAACTCCAATGCGATAAATTCCTTCTTCTAAAGCTATTCTTACAAGAGTCATAGCTTGTTCACCATTAACAAGAATGTCCATAGCTTTGCCACTAGCGTGAGCACCCGGACTTTTTTTAGCTGCTTCAATAGGATGTTCTGGAGAACGATAAGCACTACTTACTTTGAAAGGAAATCCGCAGCGTTCTCTAACTCTTTCGATGGTCTGCATAAATGCCCAGTCCATATTACATTGACCAGTGTGTTTGCATTTAAGTTCATCTTCAGTAAAATATTTCCAATTACTCATTTATTTTACTTTTGTTTGCATTTCTTCTATCAACTAATCTTTGAGTTAGACTACCTCTAATAGAACTTTTAACTGGTACTGAACGAAATATAGCAACTACATCTTGACTAACATCGACCCCATCAAAACCTTCTCGTTCTAAAAATTTTCTTTGCACTGGAGTTATTCTACTAATATAACCAGAACCAAAAGGTTTAATTAAAGTTTCTAAATCAATTATTTCTTTTCTAGCTCTAGCTAATTCATTTCGGTTTACTCTTTCAGTCTTAGCTTTAGTTATAAAAGCTTGTCGCATTGATATTTCTTTCATTACTTTATCTTTTAATTCATCTGAAACATCTCTAGGATTGTAAAGTTTTTTAACAACTTCATCAAACTGTTTCTTTCCAATAACATTTACATAACCTGCACCTTTTGCATAGAAGTTAGCTAACTCTAAACCTCCTTCAGTTGGCTTACCTATATAACTTGCTTGTTGAAATAAATCTTTTACATCAGAAGCTGTAGCTCTGTCACCCATAGGAGTAACTTCTTTTAATTTTAAATTACTGCCATGATAATAATTTATAGGTTTAGGTTTCTGTATAGATTCTTTGGCTAGATTAGTAATTAAATCATAACCTGTTTTACCAACACCATATATAATTTTAGGTACACCGGCAACTAAAAGTTCTATAACTGGTGCAGTTTGTTTTAAACCTTGTTCCTGTGCTAGTCCCAATAAATACTCATCTTGTTCTTCTGGATTAAAACCTTCTGCAGCTTTTAATCTAGTATCAGTGTTAAAGAATGGTAAATCTTCTAACAATAAACCATAATAAGGTTCACCAGTATAAGGATTAACTCTTTCAGCTGGAATATCTTTAACTTGTAAAACAGGATTATCTAAGTCTATTGCTCCTCCTTTAAAATTTTTATCTCTATTAAAAAGAGATTTTTTATTTGCAAGTCCTCCTTCTGCAAATAATGATTTTCCTGCTTCTTCTGCCAATCCTTTAAAAGTTTTTCGTGTAGCTGTATCTAATTCTCTAGCTTGTCCTATAATATTACTATATGGATTAATACCAGTATACCTTTCAATAATATTTTGTAAACCTATTCCCGGAGTTTTTCTAGCTAAACTTTCAAAACCTTTACCATACATAACTAATTGAGCTATGTCTGAAGCAGTCGGACCAATAATTCCAGTAGTAGCTGAAATTGGGTTTTGACCTCTACTTTTTAAAGAGTCTGTATATCTAACACCATACTCTAACGGACCTAATAAACCTACTCGCTGCAGAGCTCGTACTATAGTTTTTTGATTATTGTCTTCATTAAACATTCTTCTTTGGTTTTTTTCAGTGCTTCTCCAATAGTTAGTTCCAAGAGCAACACTTGTAGCTAAAATTCCAAATGCTGCTAATCTAGGAGCATTAGCTGTCGGGTCTGTTATTGCTCCTCTAGCAAAATTCTTTAACACTGTATTACCAAAAGCTGTAGGATACCTTAATAGTTGAGTAAAAATATCTACTCTTGGATTAGTCATAATAGTAGGAACTCTACCTGATTCTCTAGAGGTAGGTAAAATTATAGTGTCAGTAAATCTACCTGCTCCTCTTTTAACACTAGTATAAAAATTATCGTTTACATTAGCTCCAGAATCAACCCATTTGATACCATCGTCAATATCTATATTTAAATCAAACAATTCTCCCTTTAATTTTTGTACTTTTAAAGGAGCTATTTCGCTATCTATATTTACACCTTCTTTTTTTAATTTGCTTAATTGCTGTAAGTTTTTTTTAATTAAATCTTTTCCTGAAGAAAAAGAAGCTAATTGTATAGTTTTGGTCCAAGGAGTTAGAAGATTTAATCTATAGAAAGCTCTAGCTATGCCTTTAGCAAATTTATTTTGAAAACCTTCTCCAGCTAATCTATTCGTCATGTCAGACATTGATTCATCAACAGCTATCCAAACATCTGCCATTTCTTGTCTTATTTCACTTGTAGTTAAATTATGTTTTGTTTTAAGAATTTGTGTTAGTTCTTCACCTGTAATCGAAACTGTTTCTTTTAAACCATCCACAATACCTTTAGCATAAGTAGGTACTTTAACTTTAGTTAAAGGAATAAATACTTCTGTTAAAGATGAAAGAGTTGCTAAAGGTAAATAAGCTAAAGCATTTGCTAATTTTAACCCATCGTAAGCTCCTTGTACAAATCCTGAATCAAAATATTTGACCTGCCCTGTAACTGATTGATATAAATCTTTTAATCTTTTTTTTTCTAACCTAGTTAATCCTTTTTTTACACCGGCAGCTCTTAACTCTTTGTCTATAGGGTCAATAAATTTATTTTCAAATGCCCTTCTATTACTGTTATCAAATTTTTGAGCATCACCTGTACCCGAAGATTTTGCTAAGCTTTGTTCGTATTTTAATTTTTCTGCACGAGTTCTTTGAAAAGGTTGTAAAAAAGTTTTTTCTGTTTGGATTCGTTTTGCACTAGATAAAGCATAATCAGTTGTTACTTCTACAAGATTATTATTTAAAAATTCTTCAAAATCATTATCTTTTAAATTTTTAAAAGTTCTTGACTGAGTTAATAAGTGAGCATGACCAGACATCAATTCATTTTGTTTATTTAACATTTCAGTAATAACAGCGTTTACTTCAGTTATAGTATCTTTAGAAGCAATAATAGGTTTACCATTTTTCATTCCTATTTCAACTTTACCATCAATTAATTTTTGTTTAAATAATTCAGGATTTGATTCTATGGCTTCTCTATTCCATGAACGAGTAAAATAATTTTCTATTTTATGAGGTTTTAATCCTGCCTCTTGTGCATCATTTAATATAACATTAAAAAAGTTTCTATAATTAATTGCAGATTCTTGAACAGCTTTACTATATTTATTTGGGTCTGCACCTCTTAGTATTCTAATTACATTTATTTCATCTTCTGGTAGTATTTTACCATCTTTGTATATAGGCATCAAAGCATCATTTCTTAAAGATATATATGTTCCCCTTCTAAAATTTAAATCTTCACCATAACTATAGCCTAATCTTTTATCTGTAATTTTAAAAACATTTTGAGAAAAATCTGGTTTGATTGTTTGTCCTAAAAGTTTTGCAGCTGGAGAATATTTTGAATAAGTATTTAATCTCGAAGTTGCACTACCTATAGTTCTTGATTTAATTCTATCAAGTAATCTACCACCATTATACCATAAATTACTTTTTACAAATTCTCTATATTCGTCATTAGAATATAATCTCCTTAAATCACTTTCGTAAGCTAAACCTCTTCTTTGTAAAAATCCTCCTAGTATGCTCCCAGCAGTTAAACCTAACGCAGTACTTCCTATTAATTCTGACTTAGAATATAAGTTTCTTAAATCTGTATTTAACTCAGTGTTTTGTCTAAAATGATTGTCAAGTCCAGTCCATGCTCCAGCTTCTAAACCTGTAACTCCAGCAGCTTTTACAGTTTGTTTTCTACCTTCTTTTCTAAGTTGAGCCTTTTGAGCCTTAGTAATATTCTTAGCTGCTTGTAAACCTAATTTAGTAAATCCTAGTCTAGCAGCTAAAGTAGTACCTCCAGTAATAGGAGTAAGGAAAGCAGCAGCTATTAAAGTTGGGTCAGTGGATATATCTAAAGCACTATCTTTAAATAATTCAAAGTATTGTTTAAGACTTCCCATATCTGCGTTATCAAATCTAGAACGAAGATAAGCATAATCTTGTTTTTGTTGTTCAGTAAATTTGCCACTTTGCATGGCTCTACGCATTCCAGAATATAAATTAAAATCTGAATCTCTTAAATACTCAAAAATGTCATTAGATTTTTCTCCAACTGATGTTAAAAATCTTTCAGCTACTTCTTGATATTCTTCGTCATTTTCTAAATCATCTAAAGTGACTTTGTTATATCTTTTTTTAAAATCTAATTGCTTATTAATATTTTGTTGAGTCGTACTGTTAGTAGTAGTAAAATTACTATCAGAACTGTAAATACCACTATAATTACTATAGTCAAATTTATCCATTTTATTAAGCTATTAATTTATTTTGAAAATTTTGAAAAAATGCAACACTTGGTTGTTTTATTAAACGTGTTATGTCTCTAGATACTGTTAGGTAAGTTTTATTTGAAAAAGCATATTTTTCTTCTTTAAACATGTCAGGATATTTTTCTTGCATTTCTTGTTGGAAACGACTCCTATTTTCTTTCATATATTTATCTACAACTTTATTTAAAGTAATATCAAAACTAAAAGGACTTCTTTCTATTTCAAAACCAGAAGGCAATCCTAAATGAATTGCTAATTGTTTATCTGATATATTTCTTAAGTATTGTAATTCTTCAAAACTTAAATCATCTAAATTTAAAGAATTTACTACTGCATCAAAGTTTTTTAAATAATTCCTATTGAAAGCTGCAAACCTAGCAACTGCATTTTTTTCTTGTAAAGTTTTTAAAGAAATAGGTTCAGCTACATTTAATTCAGAATCTTTTGTAAATAATTCTTCATTATTTTCATCAGTATTATCATCAATATTATCATCAGTATTATTAGCATTAACATTATTATTCAAGTTAAGCTCAGATGGATTTGTATCTATATTTACGTTTGTATAGCTTTGATATGTTTGTTTTAATTTATCTAACAGTTCTAATTTCCTATCTTCAGGCACATCTACCATATTCTCAATTAATTGTTTAGCACCCTGATATTCTCGTATAAGCAATTCAGAACCTCCTTGCTCATAAGCACTTTCTGCATAATTTGCAAATTTATCTAAGCTAAATTTTTCATTTGTAACATCTACTTGGAACAATGTTGGTTGTTTTATTCCTCTTGAAATACTTATAAGAATTTCTTCTATTGATAATGTATTTTTTTCATCTTCGTATATTTTATACAATTCTTCTTGTACATACCGAGCAGCATCCTCTACTGATATGTTGGTTAGTTTAGCAATCCTTTGAATTTTATCACCAATTATCAGTCTAGTATCTTTTGCTTCATCTTCACTAACTCCAGTGAAACCAACGTCAAGCAAATTTTCTATTTGGTCAGTTGTAGGAGAGGTTGTGTTTTTTATTAGACCTAAAAATATAGCCGTAGCTTGTTTTTTTTCTTCTTGAGTGACTGTAATTTTTGTAGATTTATCTACACCTACAATTCCTGTTCCTATTATTTGCACTGTTTGTTTTTTTGATGTAGGGTCATATCCTAAACCTAAAAATACTGTTTCAGTTAAAGTTTCACCATTTGGACCAATACCCACTGATATTTTATCTTTTGTAAATTCATCAATTTTTTTACCTGCAATAGTTCCTTGGTTTACAGCATTTTCAATATTAGTAATCATATCAGTAACATTAAATCCTTTATCATAAAATTCTTCTACTGCTTTTTTAGCTCCTTGTATATTGTTAAATAAATCAGTATTAAATATTGCATCTTTAGCTCTTTCTGATTTAACTTTTAAACTATTAGCAGTTTCTGATTTAAATAAATTTTTTAATGCTTTGGCTGTTAAAGAAAATAAATTTCTTGGAGTTTGTCTTTTAGCATATTTTGCATATTGATTTTGAAAAGTTTCAAAGTCTGGAATATCAGATAATTCTTCATACATTCGGTCAAACTCTGGCTCCAATATTTTAGCTTGATTGTTAGCATAATTTCTAACTTCTCTTTGCACATCTTTTTCATCTAAATAATTATATGTGCTTAATATATTATTAATAGAATTATTGTAAATATAATCTGATATATAACTAGATTTATTAGGAGAATTTTTGTATTTAGTTAAAGTGTCTTTAGTTTTGTTTAAAGTTTCTAAAGTATTTCTATAGGCAGTAAGAGCTGGAATTTGTTTAGCTTCTAAATTATCTGCTCTTTGATTTATAAGAAAATTAACACCTCTAAGTCCAATGTCAAATAATTGTAACTTTTTAGCAAAGTCCTCCTGTTTCTTAGCTTCTACACGATTACGTTCTCTCTGTTCAGCAAATATTTTTTCGGCATAATCAACACCGCCATCACCATACATTTCTTCTGACATAATATTATCCTCTTTCTAATAAACTTTTAGGTTCTTCTTCTAGTATTTCTTCTGCTTCAGGCTCTCTAGTTCTAGCCATTAAACTTTCAGGGACAGGAGTGCTTTCTATTTTTTCTATGACATTACTAGGTATAGCTCCTGAAGGTATGTCTTTACTTTTTCCTGTTTTTTTCTCTACAGTTTCTGCTATGTTTTTAGCTTTTGCTTCTAGAATAGATATTTCATCAGTATCTTCTTCCATTTCTTCTTCAATTTCAGGGTCACTTGATAATCTATATTCTACTCCAGCTTTTTCACACAAAGACATAAGCACATAAACTAAAGGCTCTAATAACATCATCATTAAATCAGGATTCCATTTACCTTCTCTAAATCCAGCATAAGCTATTTGCAAAGCAACATCAGCTACAGGTATTCCTTGACCCATACCTACAACAAGGTTTGTATAAGCTTCTTCTCGTAATAGTTCTGAAACAGTGTAATCCAAAGCTTCTTTAAAATTAACAAACTCTGGAGGCTGCTCAAAAGGTCTACGTTGTTCTGGAGAGCTAGTAAGTGATTGACCGGGAATAGGTCTACCTGCATTTACTAATGCATCAATTCCTTCTTGGTCATATTCTTCAAATTGTAATTGGTTCTCCATAGTTTATCTCCTAAATAGTATTATTATAGATTGACTTTGAAAATTCATTCATATAATTTTTATAACTAGAACTAGAATCTACAAAATTGGTAATACTATTAGAGTTAGTATAGTTACTAGCCATCCAAGAGTTTCCTGTTTGTGATTGCATTAAGTTAACAGAATCATATACACTATAGTTATTAGCAGTCATATCAATCATAGAAGGTATAGCTATACTATAGTAAGTTGCTCCTTCCGGTTGTTCATAACCAAGTTCTTCTGCAATGCTTTGTGAAAGAGCTGTTTGAGCACCTGATACTATACCTGTTTGTAATATGTTCTCAGTTGCATCAACTACAAACTCTCCTGCATCAAAATCACTTATTTTTTGACTTATATTTTTTCTAATACTTGATTCGGGGTCAAAAATATTAATATCATCACGAACTTTACCAAGCCAGTTTGATATTGAACTACTATCTTTAGCAGCTATTTTTGTTGCATTATCTTGAAAAACTTTTTCTAAAGGCATTGATGACTCAACATTAACATCAAGAGGAGTAGAAGTATCAGTAAAATTAAATTTATCGGTAGGTATTCCAGAGGTTTCTGCCATTAAAGATTTATCAAGTTTTATTTTACCAAGATTATCAGATTTTAATGCTTCTGTATAAGAATCATTAAGAGCTTTTTGAAATTCTTCAGGTTTCATTATTTCTACTTTTCCTTCTAAAATAGACTCATCTACATTAACAGTAGTTGCTAATGACTCTGGAGTTCTTATAAAACCTCTACCTTTTAAAAAGTTACCAGTTCTATCAACTGCTCCTTTTATAGTTTCAGTAATACTTGAATAAACCCTGCCAACCATTGTACCAGCTTTGTGTACTAAATTTAAACCATGACCTAAAGCTTTAGCACCTAAATTACTAGCATTCATTAAAGTTTTAGACCAGCCTCCTATTGTGTTAAGTGCTGCTGACCCGAAAGAGGACAGAGCACCAAAGGCATAGGGCATAAGAAACATCATTCCTAGTTGTCCAACAATTCCAAATTTATTAAAAAATTTAGTAATAGGTTTAAAAATTTTTGCAATAGGTTTGACAACCTTCTTAACAACTTTCTTAACTCCTTTCCATACTTTACTTAAAAATCCCATAATGTTTCTCCTTAACTATACTCACCAGTAAATATTTTATCTACAGTAGTTTGTATATTTTCAAAATTTGTAGACCAGTTTTTAGCAATATCTTTTTCAGTACTTGCTGCTGCAATCATTGCTTGTACTTTTCTGTTAGCTGTGTTATCAGCAAATTTAAAATCGTAATCAGCTTGGTCTCTTAATTCTTGCCATAAAAATGCTTGTGCTTGAGTAGACAACTGAAAAGCATTTGCGACATTTTGTTGATTGACTGCATTTTGAGCAGCTGTATTTGCTGTATTTGCTTTTCTTCGCCAGTCAACATTAGAATTAACTACTGCTTGGGCATTTGCTGCATTCCATTGAGCTCTATTAAAATCTAATTGTTCATTAAATTGTTCTACTTGATTAACTATCGCTGCATTTGCTTTATTAACATCAGCAACTCTTTGAGCATTTCTGGCATTTGCAGCATTAAGAGCTTGAGCATTAAATTGAACACTTGAGTTAAATTGACTTGCATTGTATTGGTCAATTTGTGCAGCTAAACTAGCCATGTATTGATTTATTTGGTTTTCACTAGTAGCATTAAATTGAGCAGCTACATTAGCAGCTGATTGGTTACTTAATAATCTTTGTTGTTCTTGTTGAGCAGTTAAAATAGCAGCTTGTTGAGTTGCATTTAAGTTTGCTAAATCAGTTTGTAAAAATGCTTTTGCATTATCTATAGCTAGTTTAGTATTAAAATTAGCATCAGCTATGTTTGCTTGAGATAGTAGTATAGCACTTTGAATCGTTGCTTGTTGGTCATTAGTTGCTGAAGCTAGTGAAACAGTTTGTAAAAATTTACTATTAGATAACTCTGTTTGCTGGTCAGCACTAAACTGAGCTATGTTTAATTGAAAAACTTTATTAGCATTTTGTAAAGCTGTTTGTTGAGCTAATTGTGCATTTGCTAATTCTTCTTGAGCTATTAAAGTTTTTTCTTGAGATACTGATTGTTGTATTGCTTGAGCATTTGCTTGAGCTATTGGGACAGCTGATTGAATAATAGCATTAACTAAATTATCTCTACCAACACTAGAAGCTTCTAAACCTCGTTGAGCTAACATTTGTTCTACTGCAGCTACTGCTGGACTTGCCCAAGTAGGTATTTCACCATCCTCTATACCTTTTAATAAACTATCTATTTGATTACTTACTAAAGCTTCTTCAGGTAAACCCTCTATAATTCCTCGTTGTGCTTCAGTAAAGTCTGTAAGTCTATCTTCTAAAGCTTCAGGATTTTCTCCTAATTCAGTAATAGCTGCTTCATCTAATCCAGCAGTTCTTAATTGTTTTTTAGCTCTAGTAACTCTTGCTAAAGTTGTACCACTTGCTTGAGCAGCTGTTGCTATTGCTCCTTGACTAAGTGTACCAACTACTCTATTAGCTAGTGCACCTTCTTGTACTTGAATATTAGCACCTTGAATAGTAGGAATTTTATCTACTCCGGCTGTAGTAGCTAATGCATTCTCATCTACTGTGGTTTGTGCTGCAGTTATGTCTGGAGCTGTGGTAACTTGTTCTGCTGTCATAGTTTCAGCAGTAATTGGAGTCGGAGTAGTAATTGTATCTATGCCAGATATTGTAGATACTTGTTCTTCTGTAGGTTGAGTAATAGTACTAGGTGCAACTCCTGCGGTAGGTTCAATTTGTTCAGTAGTAGCTCTAGTTCCTTCTAAAGAAATATCTTCAACTTCAGCTTTTGGTATATTACCTATGTCACCAGCAGCTATTTGTTCTGCTTGTGCTCCTGTTCTTTCTATTCTACTTCTTCTATCTTTTACCATAGTTTCTCTCCCTTGTTTAGCTGCTTCTTCTGCTGCTGTTTCTTCTGGGGTTTTTTGAACTGGTGGTACATAACTTGTTGTATAGTCACTATATAATTGTGGTAATTGAGCATCATATTTTTGTTTTGCACGGTGTCCAGCTATGCCTCCGCCTGTAGGTCTAGGATTTGTCTTAGCATGTTCAGCTTTCCACTGGTTAAAAGTTAACATGCCACCATTAGCAGCTTGAACTCTACCGCCTTTACTATAATCTTGTCGTACTGAACTAGTACCTGCTCTGTAACCTTTTCTTTTTTCCATATCTTATATTACCTTACTTCAAATAATCTGTCAAGTTTTTCATCAAGTTTTTCTAACCTGTCCATAACATTTTTCATATCATCTTTTAATTCGTCTTTAGTAACATATTCTCTAGCTATTTCTTCTCTAGTTTTATTTAACAAAATATCTAGTCTTTTGGCTTCACTAGCGTTTTGTCTAATGCTGTAAAGTATTGGTGCTAAAACTAGTGTTATTATTGCGTTCCAAATAATATATGATGATATTTCCATTTTGATTTATACCGTATTTAATTTATAAAATTTTAACAATTTATACCAATTTGGTTTTATGTCTTCCCAAACAGGAAAGTTTTGTATTTGTAATTCTTTTCTTACTTTAACCATTGGTGTATCTAAATAGCTGTGCCAATCAACAGTCATAAACCATGGTGTTTTTTTACCATTCATATAACCTTCTTTAATTAATCTAATAACACTTATAAAAGGCATATATTTAATTTTAAAAAATAAACTACCTTTTATACTTTTTTTACCAAAAGAATTTTTAAAAGACATAAAAACACTAGCTAAAAGAATATAAAAAAAACTCCAACGAAATCCTTTGGCAATAGTAAATGCTAAAACAGAAACTTCTGCTAAAGGAGTTGAGTCTAATTTATTTACACAATGTATTAAATCATGTTCGTTTAGCAATCCTTTCATAAAAGTTATATTTCTTTTACCTTTAGTTTGAGATATATCAAAGTTTTTTTGAAATAAATCATCTGTATTATTTTCCCAAAAAGTTTTTAATTCTTGTCCTAAAGTACCTTTCTTATATTTATTTTTTAAAACTGTTGTTTTTAAATCTTCTTGTTTATAAAAAGTTTTAGAATATTTATTTTTATTAAATTTTTCTTTTAATTTTTTATCACAATTTTTATCTAAGTCATTAACCATAGTTAAAATTAAATTTAAATCTGCATTAATATGACTTTTACCTGAAGCATAAGCTTTTAAAAACTTTATACCTTTTACTATTTGCATATCATTACTACACGACAAATATTGTCACTTATGTTTTTTATACTACAATTATTGCTTGTTAATTTTTTACAATCGTATTGATTAAAAGTATGTGTTTTATTTGTAGCAGGTACAGTTACTTCACACTCTTCACCAACTAACAAATAAGTTGTATCACCAATTTTATTTGTTTCGATTGACTGATTAGGCTGTATATCCACATTATAAAATTTATAGCCATAATCTTCTTGTAAGCAACAAATTAAAATCGTATCATCTTGTAAAGAAGTTATTGATGATTTATGAGAAGATAGTTCATAGTTTGTTGACCTCTCTCGCCACTCTGTTACATAACCACCATAATCTATTTCGTAACAATAAGAATTATCAGTTAATGTTTCTA